TGGTCGGCGTGAGTCGGGACTTTCTCGAACTCGCTACGTCCTCTGATGCAGGGGCAAAGCTCCTAAACCACCTTGGCGCGAACTTGGAAGAAGCGGAGCGCATTGCCTCCCTCTCGCCCGTGCAAATGGCGCGTGAACTGACCCGACTCGAATTCAAGTTGAGCCAGCCAACCGTCAAGCCTGTTTCAAACGCTCCCGCGCCTATATCCCCGATCAACGGGACGAAGGGCGGCTCGAAGTCTCCGGACGAAATGACGGATGTCGAGTTCGCCAAATGGCGCAAAACCCAAATCGCCGCCCGCGGCTAATCAGTTAAGGAAACAAAATGTCTAACTCCCTCGTTAGTATCGACATGATCACCCGCGAAGCCTTGCGCATCGCTCATGAGAAGTCGCAATTCATCGTCACAACCGACCGTCAGTACGATGACTCTTTCGCCAAGACCGGCGCAAAGATCGGCACAGCCCTGCGCGTTCGCAAGCCGAACAAGTACCTGCGCACCCAAGGCTCCCGCGTCATGGACGTGCAAGACCAAGCCGAAAGCAACGGCACGATCACCGTGGCGACGCAAGACCACGTTGATATGCGCTTTAACTCGGCTGAACTGTCGCTGACCATCGACGAAATCAGCAAGCGTTACATTGAGCCTGCTGTCGCGACTTTGGTTTCAGGCATTGAGGCTGACTATCTGGCCTATGCAACCAAGGCGACCTACAACGTTGCTGGCGCTGCTGGTACGGCGATCACTAACCTGTCCACCCCTGGCCTTGCCCGCGCCAAGCTGAATCAGCAACTGGCTCCGAAGGACAACCGCTACATCCAGATGGACAGCGTAAGCATGGCCGGTCTGGTGAACGGTACAGCCGCGTACTTCGCTCCGAACGGTGACATTTCCAAGCAATACCGGGAGGGCTTGGTTGCTCGTACCGCGATGGCTGACTTCTACGAGAACGAGCGCGTATGGACGATGCCTAATGCTGGTGACGTTTCGGGCGAAATCAACGCCGGTACGCTGACCTCCGGCATTACCACGCTGACCGTGGACGGCTTTACGGTCGCTCCTGTCGCTGGCATGGTGTTCACGATCGAAGGGACGTATGACGTTCACCCCGAGACGAAGGTGGCTTACTCGCACCTGAAGCAATTCACCATCACCTCGGCATCGACCACCAGCCTGACGTTCACGCCTGCGGTGATCTACTCCACAACCGACCCGAATCAGAACTGTTCCGGTGCGCCGACAAACGACGACAATATTGAATTTGTCGGCTCGCTGTCCACGAACTACGTGCAGCCTTTGATGTACCACAAAGAGGCTTTCCAGTTCGTGACCGCTGACCTCCCGCTGATGGATGACGCGCACAAGTGCGCCCGCCGTGTGCAGGATGGTCTGTCGCTGCGTGTGTGGCAGGCATCGGACATTCGCAACGATGAACTGCTGATGCGTATTGACATTCTGTACGGCATGTCGGCGCTGCGTCCCGAATGGGCTTGCCGGATGATCGGTGCGGCTGGTTAATCACTAATGCCCCTTCGGGGGCTTCTCTCTTTCTAAAGGAATCATCATGGCCGCACAAGACTACGAGCAAGTAACCTACGGCTCTGCCGATGGCGCACAGATGGGCGCTGCCGCATCCGACAAGATTGGTTTTTACGGCGCTACGCCTGTTGTTCAACGGGCTACCGCAACCACGCACACCTCAACGAACGTGGTTACATCGGCAAGCTACGGCACATTGCAAGTCGCGCAAATGCAAGAGGTCGTTAATACCCTGGTTGCCATCGGCATCTGGGCTCCTTAATCGGGAATGCGGACGCTCTTGCATGTAGGTTGCGGGAACGAGCCGCTTCCTGATTGGTTAGCAGGCTTTACGGAAACACGGCTGGACATAAATCCGGCTGTGTCTCCCGACATTATTGCGAGCATGTTGGACTTGGGCGAGATTGGTCAATTCGATGCGCTCCTATGCCGACACGCTTTAGAGCATCTATTCCCGCACGAAGTATCCATTGCGCTCAACGAGTTTCATCGAGTGCTGAAGGTTGGCGGGCATCTGATTGTGTTTGTGCCTGACTTGGAAGGCGTTGCCGCGACGGATGATGTTCTGTTCCAGTCGCCCGCAGGCCCGATAAGCGGGATTGATCTGATCTACGGCTTTCGTCCTGCATTGGCTGAGAACCCGTACATGGCGCACAGGACTGGCTTTGTGCAGGAGTCGCTGACCAAGGCGCTGTCCATGTTCTCGCGGGTCATAGTCAACCGATTAAGTTGTTACGACATGATGGGAGCAGCAATCAAATGAAGTGTGTTTTCTGCATTCCAACGATGACGCGCCCGTATCAGGTCACGCTCGACAGCTTGGCCGCATCCGTTCCGCTGATTGACGCGGCAGGATGGGAGCATGCGATGGTCAGCGAGATTGGCTGTCCGTACATCAGTGCGGCTAGAGCCACGATGCTCCGCAAGGCGTTGGACGCTGGCGCTGATGTGATCGTATTCATCGACCACGACCTATCGTGGAAGCCTGCGGACATGCTGAAGCTGATTTCCACTGAAGGCGATGTGGTCGCAGGAACGTACCGCTTCAAGACTCCCGAAGAACTGCGCTACATGGGCGTGATTGAGGACGACGCAAACGCCTTGCCGAAAGTCCGCGCTGATGGCTGCATCAAGGCCACGCGGGTTCCTGCGGGGTTCCTGAAGGTCACGAAAGAGGCGGTAGGCAAGTTCATGACCGCCTATCCCCATTTGATGTACGGCCCTGCCTACGCGCCTTCGGTCGATCTATTCAACCACGGCGCACACAAGGGCGCGTGGTGGGGCGAGGATTACGCGTTCTCCCGTAACTGGATTGACTGCGGCGGCGAGATTTGGCTTGTGCCGGATCTGGACTTAGACCACCACACGCCGGAGCAAGTATTCCCCGGCAACTTCCATAAATTTCTATTAGCCTGTCCTGGCGGCAGCGAGGCCGACAAATAATGACAACCGTCGCAAGTGTGCTTGATCTAGCCTTGAAGGATGCGGGCATATTGGGCGAGGGTGAGGCCGCGTCGTCTGAAATGTACGCCGATACGTTCGCCACGCTGAACCAAATGCTGGCGCTGTGGCAATTGGAAAGCCTGTACGTCTACGGCATGGTGGAGAACTCATTTTCACCCGATGGCGCGGTCAGCTACACGGTCGGCACTGGCGGCGATCTGAGCATGACCAGGCCGGACGAGATTACATCGGCATTCTGGCGCTTGAACAATCTGGACTACCCGATTCGCCTGATTAGCACGTTCGAGGAATACGAAACGCTGTGCCAGAAAACGCAGGCCGGTGAGCCTTATCTTGCGTTCTACCTGCCGAGCTACCCATTGGGTACGCTGTACGTCTACCCGCAGCCATCGACGGGTACGATCCACGTCACTAGCAAGATTCAATTCCCCACGCTCGCCACGACCGCATCAACGATCACGCTCCCGCCTGCCTACATCATGCCGATCAGGTTCTCGTTGGCTGAGTATATCTGCCTGATGAACAACGCTGATGTGCGCCCGACATTGGCAAGGATGGCGTTCAATGCCCGCAAGGTACTGCGTCGCAGCAATGTGCGGATTCCAGAATTAGCGATTCCTGCGGCGATTCCACGAAGCGAGCGCAGCAATATCTTCTCCGGCGAATGATGGACATTAAGCCAGTCGAGAACTACGGCGCTGGACTGGTCGCGGTTCGCCCTATGCGTGAGCGCGTGAATCGGCTGGAAAGCGTATTGCTGACGATGCCGCAGGTTGATTGCCCGATCCGGCATCACTTTGCGCCAGGAATGTATGCCCGCGAAATCACGATCCCGGCAGGGACGGTCGTTACAGGCGCGGTACACAAGACCGAGAACTTAATTATTGTGAGCATGGGAAGGCTGCGCATCGTGACCGAGGACGGAACCCGCGAAGTTGTTGCAGGGGATACGGTTACATGCAAGGCAGGTATGAAGAACGCGGTGGTGGCGCTGGAAGATTCCCGCTGGACGAACTTCATGGCAAACCCTGAAAACATCACTGACACCGACAAATTAGTTGAACTGCTCACAGAGTCCACCAGCGACGAACTGTTAGGCGGCTCAAAGAACAAGCAGTTACAGACGAACAAAGCGGCACTATTGGAGGCTTCATGGCATTCGGACTAAGCGCGGCAACAGTAGGTCTAATCGGCGCGGGCGCTAGTGTCGCCTCCGGTTTGATGGGAGCGAGCGCCGCATCAAGCGCCGCAGACTCGCAGGCAGAGGGCGCAGCGCAAGCGAACGCCACGCAACGGTATATGTACGACCAGACGCGAGCCGACAATGCGCCGTTCCTGAATAACGGGACTGAGGCGAATAACCAGCTTGCGCGGCTTATGGGGCTTGTCACATCAGGTCAACGGGAAACCGCAATGCAGTCGCTCATTAACCAAGCGCGACAATCGAACCCGACAATTTCCGAGAATTGGGTTCCACTGGAAAGCAGCGTTGACGCAGAAGCGTCGAGAATGGGCTATTCGTCCGATCCAATGTCGTCGCCTTTGTTGCGGCAATTCACCGCAGCCGACATGAACGCCGATCCGGTCTACAACAGCGGCCTGCAATTCGGCCTAGACGAAGGCCGCAAGGGATTGGAACGCCAAGCAGCGGCAGGCGGCTCCATGCTGTCAGGCGCGACGCTGAAGGCTTTAACACGCTTCGGCAATGACTACGGCAGCACGAAGGCTAACGAGTCGTTCAACCGCTTCCAGACGAACCAAGGCAACCAATTTAACCGGCTTGCAGGTATGTCCGGCACAGGTCAAACCGCGGTCAATCAGGTAGGCGCAGCCGGTCAGGGCATG